GTAGCGTCAGATAAACTAGAAACCAAATAACACGAGCAGAAATAATAGATAAATATTGATGCTCGTTCTCATTAAGTATTTTACGTTTACTCTGAACTCAATTTGAAAAAACCCATATAAATAAAACTAAGGAGAAGCTATGAATTTTCTACACGGTGTAGAAGTCATTGAACTAGATGGTGGTGCACGCCCAATTCAAGGGGTGTCATCATCAATTATTGGGCTGGTGGGCACTGCGTCCAAAGGCCCTGTAAATCAACCTGTACTGATTGGGGGGTCGCGTAAAAAAGCATTAGACATCTTTGGCGCACCTGATGGTGTGTCAACGCTGCCAGATGCACTGGATGGTATTTTTGACCAAACCGGTGCCATTGTGGTGGTGGTGAATGTCGCGGAACGAGAAGAACAAACCGACGTGACCGTGACATTAGTCGATGGTAAAGCGGTTATTTCTGAACTTCAGGATGCGAAGGAGAATGATAGATACTTTATCCCTGTAATCTCAAGTATCGTATACGAAACGGATGGTGGTCAGAAGGAGAATTTAATACTCAATGAGCACGTATCTTATGATGTGAACTCGCACGAACTATCACTGGTAAAAAACAGTGACAAGGAAATCCCTGCCAATGCCACGCTGACAGTAAGCTACGAGTTAGCGGATCCAGAAACCGTTACGGATGCTGACTATCAAACAGGGATCCAAGCCTTATTAGCTGCAGAAAACGAAGTGCATGTTGCGCCTCGCATTTTGGTGGCCCCAGGCCGTTCACACCAAAAGGCCGTCGCTGATGAGCTGGTGCAGGTGGCTGAAAGATTGCGAGCCATTGCGATTGCGGAGTGCCCTGAAACAGACGATGAAAACAACCCGCATAAAGCTGCTATGGATTATCGCAAGGACTTTGGTAGTGCGCGTTTATACCTGATTGACCCGGCTGTAAAAGTGTATGACGGTGCGACCGATTCAGTTCAAACGCAACCTGCATCAGCTCGCATCGCAGGGGTCATTGCTAAATCAGATACTGAGCGTGGTTTTTGGTATAGCCCTTCAAATCGCCCGATAGCAGGGATTAATGCGACAGCACGCGCTATTGATTTTGCTTTGGGTGATAGGGCATCCAGTGCCAATAGGCTCAATGAGCAAGATGTCGCCACCATAATTCGTCAAGATGGTTATCGTTTATGGGGTAACCGCAGTTGCTCTGCTGACCCTAAATGGCAGTTTATCTCGGTACGTCGTACCGCCGATCTGATTAATGATGCACTGCAAAGAGCGCATATGTGGGCAGTCGATAGAAATATTACTAAAACCTATGTTGAAGATGTGACCGAAGGAGTGAATGCCTATCTGCGTCATCTCAAAGCGATTGGTGCCATTATTAATGGCAAATGTTGGGCGGATCCGGCATTGAATACACCCGACCAAATAATGCAAGGCAAAGTCACGTTCGATTTTGATTTTGTGCCGCCTTACCCAGCAGAGCATATTACATTCCGCAGTAGTCTTAATAACAAATATCTAGAGGAGGTATTCGCATGATCCCTAAGGTGCTTAAAAATTTTAATTTGTTTGTCGATGGTAAAGGTTATGTTGGACTGGTTGAAGAAGTCGGTGTACCGAAACTGGCGATTAAAACAGAATCATTGCAATCGGGCGGTATGGATCTACCCATCGAGTTAGATATGGGAATGGAGAAGCTCGAGTGTAACTTTTCTCTAACAGAATATGATCCCGCTGTTATTAAACAGTTTGGCTTAAGTGATGGCGCGCAAGTGGCTCTGACCATGCGCGGCGCTTTAGATAATGAACAAGGGGTTACCCCCATTGTGCTAACGCTAAAAGGCGCATGGAAGGACTTAGACTTTGGCAGTTGGAAAGCTGGCGACAAAAGCAGCCTGAAGACAAATGTCAACCTGCGCTATTACAAACTAGACATTGATGGTATAGAGCAAATCGAAATTGATGCAGAAAACATGATCCGTAAAATTGCGGGTGTCGATCAATTAGAGGCGCGTCGCACAGCCATTGGGTTTTAATCTCAACCTGAACAGGGTTGCCATAAAGGCAGCCCATTTTATAAATAAATATTAGATGGAATTATAATGTCACAGACCACAACCATTACCATACACTATCCCGTCACCATTAATGGTGAATTAATCGCTGAATTAAAGTTAAGAAGGCCAACTGTGGGCGACCGACTAATGGCAGAGAAAGTCGCAGGCACTGAAGTCGATAAAGAGGTGCGTTTTTTAGCCAATCTCTGTGAAGTGACCCCCGATACTATTTTGCAACTGGATTTAAAAGACTATGCCATATTACAAGAGGCGCTTTCTGATTTTTTGTCCTGAACATTGAACAGCTTCAGGAAGCCGTATTATTACTGGCTGAACAAACGAGCTGGAGCCTGTGTGAATTAAAAGGCATTTATGAAGCTGAGTTACTAGACTGGCTTGAAGCATGGCAAAGGATCGTAGCAAAACGAGAAAACGACTGAACAGGGCCTGCATCAACCCGGTTGATCAGTCCGTCAGAGAATACTAATTGATGGATCTGAGGATGACGATATGCTGC